TTTACAAGGACTTGAAAACAGTTCTTAGCACTAGCATGTTCTACCCAATATTCATTTCAGGTTTATCAGGTAATGGTAAGACTACAATGGTTGAACAAGTATGTGCAAACCTAAAGCGTGAGGCTATTAGAGTAAATATTAGTATTGAAACTGATGAAGATGATTTAATCGGTGGCAATACTCTAGTTGACGGTAACGTCGTGTATAGAGAAGGGCCCGTCCTCACAGCGATGAAACGCGGGGCTGTTCTTATACTTGATGAAGTAGACAGAGGTTCGAACAAGTTAATGTGCTTACAAGCCATACTTGAGGGGAAACCTTACTTCAACAAGAAGACAGGCGAAACCGTAACTCCTGCTCCCGGCTTTAACTTAGTGGCAACTGCCAATACTAAGGGTCGAGGTTCAGATGATGGCAAATTTATTTCTGCCAACATACTTGACGAGGCATTCCTAGAAAGGTTCGCTATTACCGTGGAGCAGGAGTACCCTACTATGGCTACCGAGAAAAAGATTGTGATTAAGAAGATGGAAAAAGTCAACAATGTTGACGAAGACTTCGCGACACACCTTGTTACTTGGAGTGATGTAATTCGTAAAACATATTACGAAGGTGCCATTGACGAACTTATTTCAACTAGAAGGTTGGAACATATTGTTAACGCTTTTGCAGTATTCAAAGACAAGCAAAAGGCTGTTCAACTTTGTGTTAATAGGTTCGACGAAGACACAAAAGAGGCATTCATAGATTTGTATGCCAAGGTTGATCCTAGTGTTGAACTAGAAGAAACCGAAGAAACTGAACAGGAGATACACGAAGATGGCGAAAGCTAAAGAACCGGAGTATAAGTTCAACGAGGGAGCTCTCATTAGGGAGCTCCAATCGTATATCGACGCTACTTATACAGGACATTACAGTCGAAACAGATTCCAGTCTACGGAATTTATTAGTGATTGTGGACATGGCATAGGATTTGCCATAGGAAACATTTTAAAATACGCACAACGCTACGGCAGAAAAGGCTCTGCTGAGGACCATAGAAAGGATCTAATGAAGGTGTTGCATTATGCTATTATTGCGCTCAACGAACATGATAATTCTACCGTTAAGCACTATCTAGACGATTAAACTCTTATAAATAAGAATGTTAACATAACAATAATTTAGGAATTAAAAATGGCATCTACAATAACATCAGTATACACCAGGACATCTACAGATAACGATTTTCCAAATATATCAGATCATAATTCAACATTTGATACTTGGAGACGTCAGTATTTCACAGACAACGGTGTAGATATTGCGTTCTCGCTTTCATCAGATCAACTCACATTAACAGTAGTTATTGAGCATGATAATGATGCATCTTTTGAGAGTTATAAGACAGCTAGAAACGCTCACGAAGAATATGACGCCAGCGCATTTAATACTTGGATTGCAAACGCTACAAGCGGAGACATTGGTCTTACTGTAACCTGGGTCAACGATGCAGGCGCTAGTTCGCAACTCTGGCCAGAGTAATTAGGCAAAACGGTCCTATGGACCATTGACATTTAGTATGAAAGAACCTATAATACACTTATAGGTTTTAAATTTGGAGAATATTATGAAACTAAGCAAAGATACTCTTGATACCCTCAAGAATTTCGCTACAATTAATACGAACATTCTAGTTCGTGAAGGAAACACACTTTCGACAATTAGTACAGGTAAAAATATTTTTGCTCGTGCTGAGATTAAAGAGGCATTTCCTAAAGAGTTTGCTGTTTATGACTTGAACAGTTTACTATCCCTACTTACAGTTATGGAAGATACTGATGTAGACTTTGGTGACGAAAGTCTCAGAGTTACAAAAGGTAATTCCGTATTTGAATATTTTTATGCAGACCCTAACATTATTGTTAGCGCTCCTGATAAAAGTATTGAAGTTGACAACTACTTCCAGTTCGACTTATCTAAAGACGACATTGACATGATAATGAAGGCAGCAGCTATTACAGCAGCTCCTATGTTAAGCGTGGTTGGTGATGGTAGTCAAGTGGCAATTACTGTAGGTGACCCTGCTACACCTAAGTCTAATTCCTTTAGACAGGTAATAGGACAAACAGATAAAACATTTAATGCTAAGTTAGCCGTGGAGAACTTTAAAATTATCCCTGGTGCTTATAGTGTTATCTTATCTGTTAAGAAGTTTATGTTCTTAGAAAGCAGTAAGGGAGATGTTAAATACTGGTTGGCGCTTGAGCGTTCATCAGAAATTGGAGAATAATATGGACGAAAGTAAGTTAGAAGTAACTATCCGTGAAGCACAGAATGGCTGGGTAGTTGAATTAAATCGTGAAGGTGAGACAATGGAATACATCTTTACTAGACCTAACCCAGCAATTAACTTGGTTAGAAAAGTAATGAAAGGTGAATTAGATCCTTTTGTAGGAGAAGATGAATGAGCGTCTTAACAAACAAGGTACCTCAATTTAAATTATCGAGGCAAGTAACTAAAACAGATGGTGAATCTGTATGGGTTGATCTAAATAGAGAAACTTTATTCGACGATAAGAGAGTAGTAATATTTGGACTACCAGGAGCCTTTACTCCTACATGTTCTAATCAACAACTACCTGGGTTCGAAGAATTGTATTCTAAGTTTAGAGATGCTGGTATTGATGACATTTATTGCTTTACTGTTAATGATGGCTTTGTAACTAGAGCTTGGCAAGAACAGCAGGGTATTGTTAATGTAAAAATTATTCCAGACGGTAGTGCAGAGTTTACTATTAAAATGAATATGGATGTAAGAAAAGATAATTTGTCTTTTGGAATTAGATCCTGGAGATACGCAGCAATCGTTGAGTGTGGAGAAGTTATTCAGGACTTTGTTGAACCTGGCTTCCAAGACAATGCAGAAGGAGATCCTTACGGTGTAAGTGATCCTCAAAATGTTTTAGACAATGTTATTGCACATGGATGGGGCTCAGTTAACGAAGACGAAGGTAAGCACATAGAATTAGAACTCTCAGATACGACAGATGTTAAGGAGAAATTCTCGTAGACCTTTTTACCCTCGGAAAAAGTGGCCGACATTTTGGAGCAAAAAAAGTTCGCCACAAATTATATTATGATTAGGAGTGATTATGGAACCAGCACAATTTTTATGGGTAGAGAAATATAGACCCACGCGTATAGATGATTGCATTCTCCCTGAGGATGTGAAAAAACAATTTCAACAGTTTATTAAAAAGGGCGAAGTCCCTAACTTATTATTGAGTGGCACAGCAGGTACAGGTAAAACTACTATTGCTCGTGCTTTATGTAATGAGCTAGAGTGTGATTACATTGTTATTAATGGTAGTGATGAAGGTAGGCAGATAGATACTCTCAGAACTAAGATTAGACAATTTGCCTCAGCTGTCTCATTTGAGGGTAAGACTAAGGTCGTTATTCTTGATGAGGCTGACTACATGAACAGAGAGAGTGTACAACCAGCCCTTAGAGGGTTCATAGAACAGTTTGCTGAGAACTGTAGGTTTATATTTACATGTAACTATGCTAATAGGCTTATAGAGCCCTTACACAGCAGGACTACTGTAATAGACTTTAAACTAGCACCCTCAGATCGCCCTGTATTAGCTTCTAAGTTCCTTGGAAGAATGCAGTATATACTTACATCCGAGGAGGTTGTATACTCGGAAAAGGTGCTCGCTGAGCTCCTAATGAAGCACTTTCCGGACTATCGTAGGGTCATAAATGAGCTACAGAGGTACTCTGTGGGTGGTTCTATAGATGAGGGTATACTTAGTAACTTCCAGGAAATAAATTCTAAGGCGCTTGTAGAGAGCCTCAGAGAGAAGGATTGGCGTAAGATGAGACAATGGGTAGCCAACAATGTGGACACAGATCCTCAGGCTATATTCCGTCAGATATACGATATCCTATTAGAAGAGGTTAAGAGTCCTGCTCGCTTAGTACTAACAATAGCAGATTATCAGTACAAGGCAGCTTTTGTGGCAGATCAAGAAATTAATCTCACAGCAGCTTTAACTGAAATTATGGTAGATACGGAATTTAAATAATGGCCAACAAATCTCAGGTAATCCAAATTAGGGTTTCTCAGGCACAGAAAGAAGAGATACAAGCTGAGGCTAAAAAGAGAAATATTACAGTAACAGAACTTCTGTTATCTGGTTACGAAACATTGAAGGAGGGTAAATACATTGACTTTAAGTAAATTATGGAGATTATGGGCGAAGTCCCTAGGGGATAAAGCCTCAGATGATAGCCAAGATGCAGATGCAGTAGCTATTATGAGAACTATTGTTGTTCTTGTTAACTTCTTTACATGCTTCTTTATTATCTCAGGAGTATTAAGACATTGGTAATGTACGGTAAAGGAAAAGATAATCCTAATTACAAAGATGGTAAGGCAGTTGGTAGAGCAGCTAGACCTGAAGAGTTCTCAGAATATGAGAAAGAAAGACATGCAGACAGATGGTTGGATAAAAGATGGTGGGATACACATAGACAACAATGTATATATTATATAGGTAGATGGCAAATAGAACAGAAACTGTCTACTATGAGAAAGGCAAAACAACAATTTGATCTTTGGCAAGAGAAGTTGCATGATCCTAAAAGACCGCCTATAACCTCTGCACCAGGTAAAAGAAGAGGTGGTGGTGTTAGAAAAAAACAAGTCTTTAATGACTATGTAAGGAAGATATTGAAATGACAGGAATATTAGAAGGATTTGGAGATCCTATCGTAGAGATAGACGAACAAGAGTTTAATATAAAACTTAAAAAGATATCTCCTTTTGACTTTGCTAATAGTATTAACACTACAAAAGAGAACCTTATAGTAGACGAAAGGACTGAAAAAGAATACAATCCTTTTATTGTAAATCGTGCTATGGGTTTTGGTAAAGACACAGTTATTGCAGCTAACGAAATGAATGCAAGGCCTCATATTGATAACAAAATGCAATATGACTTCCTTAAAGATGTTATTAGGCCTTCTAAGAGATATAATAAATGGATTAAAAGTGAGGAAGAAAACATTGAAGCTATACAAGAGTTCTTCGGCTATTCTTTTATGAAAGCTAAGGAAGCTCTTAACCTGTTAAATGAAACACAAATTGATCTAATTAAAATACATCTCACTTCGTCTAAAGGCGGTAAAGTATAAATACATCTATATAAACTAACTTATATAATAATTAGGAATTTAGATTGAGATGAGTGATCAAGAGAATTACTTTAACATAGACTATCCAGGGTATTCACCCTTAGAAGTTACCTTAAACGACCCAGAAGACTTTCTGAAGGTTAGGGAAACTTTGTCTCGAATCGGAGTTGCTTCAAAAAAAGAACAAGTACTTTATCAGTCATGTCATATACTACACAAAAAAGGTAGATATTTTATTACACATTTTAAAGAATTGTTTGCACTAGACGGCAAAGAAGCAGACTTTCAAGATAACGATTTACAAAGAAGAAATACAATAGCAAAGTTACTCCAGGATTGGGGTTTGGTAAAAATTATTTCTGAAGGCGAAATGGAGAATGCTCCTTTAAGTCAGATAAAAATTATATCGTTTAAAGAGAAAGGTGAGTGGGATCTTATCCCCAAATATAATATTGGAAAGAAAGTTAAATAAGAGACAGATATCTGCTTTAAAGAATATCAAATCAGAACAGGACACAATAGGTCCAGGTTTTTGTGTATTAAAATGGTATCATTTAGAAATGCACTTGGGTACTGGACTAAGCCATTCTTGTTACCACTGCCCCACGCAGAAAATACCTTTAGATTCAGACTTACATAATACTCCCCAGAAAAAACAAATAAGACATCAAATGCTTAGTGGTGAGAAACCACAGGAATGTTCATATTGCTGGGATGTCGAAGAACTAGGTCTTGTATCTGATAGGCAAACTTTAGCTGCTCAGTTTTTTAAGAATAGTCGAACGGTTGTTGCAGAAGCTGTAGCACAAGGTGTAGACGGAAACCCTTACCCTAGATATTTAGAATTATCATTTACAAATAAATGTCAAATGGCATGTAGTTATTGTGGACCTGTATTCAGTACAACATGGGAAAAGGAAATAGAAGAGCATGGACCATACAAATTATCTATAGACTATAATAAGATAGAGTCACCTCAGATTGAGGACTCTCCATATATTAAAAAGTTCTGGGAGTGGTTTCCAGAGGCATATAAGCACTTATTTGTTCTTAGAGTTACAGGTGGTGAGCCTTTATTAGATAAGAACACATATAAGTTACTGCAATATGTTCGTGATAACCCTAAAGAAGGCCTATCTTTCCATTGTAATTCTAATCTTATGGTTACAGAAAACAGAGTAATAAAATATATTAACTTAGTAAAGGATATACCAGATGCTAAATTATATGTCAGTATAGACTCATGGGGAAAACAGGCAGAGTATATTAGGCACGGATTAAATATGTCTCATTTTGAAAACAATCTACACAAAGTTTTAGGTAATGGAATACAAGTAGGAATAATGAATACATTTAATTTTTTATCTATTCCTAATGTAGAAGAATTTATATTTAAAATGGCTGAACTTAAAAATACTTATGGTGAGCTAATTACCATTGACATGCCTTATATGAACAAACCAGAACACCTTTCAGCACAAATTTCAGATGATAAACATATAAATATTTTGGATAAAAGTTTACAGACTATGGAAATGTATGATGTATTCAATACTGCTGAAATAGAAAAATATAGAAAAACAGTAGGATGGATAAAAGCTAATAGGTTCGAAGGCGAACAATTATTGGAACATAGAGAAGACTTTAAGTCTTTTGTAATACAACATGATAAAAGAAGAGGCACAGATTTTGAAAGTGCTTTCGGAGTGATAGGATTTTAAATGAACAAACCATATAAACCAGGCGCGGTAAATATCGTGAGCATGGCAAACCCACAGATATTTTATATAGATGATTTTCTTCCAGAAGAGGCATTTGAAGTTCTTGAGAAGAACCTAGGCATTCACGATGATAAATTTGAAAAGGCTGGTGTAGTAGACTCAGAAACAGGAGGTAGTACAACTTCATATCTCAGATCTAATAAAACTGCTAGTCTTAGTTATGAAGACTTAGGCTCAGCATCTGTATTTAGAGATTTAGCTGCTGGTGTTTTAAGATTACATTATACACAAGCAGAACATCTTTCAGTAATTAAATATGACTTAGGAGAAGAGTACGCTCCACATCATGATTGTTTTACAGAAAAAACATTGTCAGCTAATAACCCTAATGCAGGACAAAGAATATTTACAGCATTATTATATTGTACAGATGTTAAAGAAGGTGGACAAACAATATTTCCTAAATTAGATATTGAAGTAGAAGCTAAAAGAAACAGATGTGTTTTCTTTAGTCTTACACATACAGGAACAGGAATACAATTAGACGACGCATTACATGGTTCCAAACCAGTAATTAGAGGTAATAAGGTTGCTATTAATTTGTGGTTTAGAGCTCATGTATATGATACAGAAGAATACCAAAAAACTCTGGATAAAGAGAATGTTTAGTATAAATAGTAGTGATACGCCGAAAGGGTATCATATTTTAATCTTGCTAAACAATAGGAGAAAACAATGGTAAGCATAAACACGACAAATTGGAACGATTTCGTTTCAGCATTCCCCCAAATAGAAAGTAGACTTATAGGATTTGACAGAGTCTTTGACGCAGTGCAAAGAGTCAATACTAGTGAGGCTAATTTCCCACCTTATAATATTAAGAAAATAGACGATGAGAATTATGAAATTCAAATTGCTCTTGCAGGCTTCTCAAAGGCTGAACTTGATATTACTGTGGAAGACGGTAATTTAATCGTCAAAGGAGAACAAGCAGAGACTTCTAAAACAGAATATTTGCACAAAGGAATTGCAGAACGCAATTTCACAAGAACATGGTCTTTAGCAGATACTGTTAAAGTGTCAGGTTCTGAAT